TCGTGAAACCAACAATTTCATTATTATTATTTAGTAATATCTCCTTTGGATTGATTATATAATCTTTGTCCAATTCGGATAATTCTTTGATTTTATTCATCGATACCATTTTATTTTTATCATGATATACCTTCAACACGTTACTTTTATATGAATAAATATTAGCTTCACCACCTTTAAATATAAAATTGTCATGTTCATTAATTCGTATTGTTTCTTTTTTCCCTAAAATTTTAAATGTTAACATTATTCTATATCCCTTAATATGTTTTCTAAAAGATTCTCATAAATTTACTTCTCGACAAAACTAAAACCACCAATTGTAATATCATCTAAATTATAAGTATTTTCTTTTTCAAATTCTTTGAATACTCTATTCACTCTCCTCTGGATAAATTCTCCATTTAATGATTTAAAATCAATTAATTTTTTAATAAAATCATTATCCTCTATTCCCGGAAATGTATTTATCCCATCCGTTGTAATTAATATAAAATCCAAATCATTTACTTTATATTCTTTAAAAAAAGAAAATTCTAATTCATGGGTTTCAAATGAACATCTTTCCATTTTAAATTCATTTCTATTATCAAATAATACTCGAATTCGAATGAATTTATTATCTGGAAATTCTTTATAATAAGCCCTTTTTAAATTTTCTTCAAATCTATATGTTAAATAATATGGAGCATTTAATAAATATTCAAATTTATTTACTTCTATTTGACCATTTTTATAACCAATGATTAAATAGCCGTCATTCAATATATTTGCGTATACATTAGATTCAAAAATATGCAAAATTGAAATTGTCGTATTCAAAATCTTTGAACTTAATCCTAAATGATTAATATTATTTTTTACTAAAAAATAAACAGCCGTATTGTCAATTTCATCCATTTTATGAACATTTTTATCTTTTATATTTAAATCAATTCCATTTTGAAAAAATTTTATATTCAAATCAAATATATTTTGAAAAAAACCAAAATATCCCATTGATAATATTCTAGACCCCCAATCTGAAAATTCCTGGGAAGAACAACCATCTGAAATTACAACCATAGGAATTTGTTCTTTATTACTTTTAATCCCGTAATCTTCACACATCTTTACCTTTTTAATCCCATTAATATTATATTTTTCCTGTCTTCCAGGCTTAATTATCAAATCTGTATTAATTTTCATTTTCCAATTTCTCCTTTATTTTAATAAATACTTCATTTAAACACTCCGAACAAACACATATTAAATCGGTATTTTCAGACAAATAACTTTTCCCAGGTTCAATAAAATATAAAATATATCCATTTTTATATTCGCTTCCACAATAACAATATCCATTTTTATATTCTTCGATTTTAAACATATTAACTTATCCAACTAAGAAAATCTCGAACTTCTTTTTTTATCTCTTTAAATTTTTCTTTCACATGATATCTCATCAATACTCCTTAATTGTCTTATTCACCATAATACATTATAATACAATTTCATATTTTTGTTGACAAAAATCACATATTTTTTCATATTTTAATATTTTTTGCAATTTCTCAATTCCCATCTAAACGTTTTACTTCATTTTCTAATTCTTTACCGTCTTTTATTCAAATTCAAATATCTTTTTATATGCATCTTTTATAGATTTCTTCCAGTCGTTTCTTGCCATAAATGTATATACATTCGATTCGCTCACATTTTTTTCACTTAAAATATCCTGTGCATCTCTTATTGATATTATTTTGATATCCATATCGGTATATACGTCTTTATGCGACGTGGCTATTATAACATTATCTCCATATTTTCTCTTTAACTTCGTTATATCATTGCCAAAACTTGAACGAAAAGCGTAATTATCACCGATTCCACCCATAACCGGAATTATTTTTTCACCATTCCATTTTTTTAAATTCTCTATTATCCTCTTAGCGGTTTTTTCATCACTGACAAAATTGTCTGAATTATGAATATCATTAGAACGAATCCCACCTGTCATGAAATGGGCATGCCAGATTACATATTCCCTATTTACCAGTAATTTACACCCATGTTTAAAATTCCTATAAGTAAAAATAGTTTCCTCTCTATGACCGACCGGTGATAATTCCAGGGGATAATTTAAAGTGTGTTTTCGATTGTATAAAAATGAAGAATATAAATGTTCACACTCATCTATATGTTTATTTTCATCTATTATCCATTGTGAATTGTAATTTAAATTATCTATCTTATTAATCCCATTATATTTTAAATGATTTATTATTGAAAAATAATGAGGTATGCAGCAGGAAACTATAGTTTTATCATTAATTATAGTTTTACTTAAACATCCCAATACATTTTTTTCCGGGATATGGTCATCATCCAATCTCCAGATCCAATCATTCCCGGCAATCTCTTTAATCAATTGATGCCCTGTAACCTGCCCTCTACCATTTCCGAATTTTACCGACCATCGTATCTTATTTTGATCAAATTTATGAAAAATAAAGTTATAAATAGTATAATTTCTTAAATCCACTCTATACTGTGACGGCGTGTCATCATATATTATTATTTCATCGATTGAATGTAAATGCGTTTGATTCAGAATGGCTAATAACACGTTATATAAAATGTTATATCTATTCCTGGTACAGATATCAATTGTTATTTTCATTTATTTTTTTCTATAATATATTGTTAAATATATTATTACCCCATATACACTTATGCCTATTATATTTGCCAGAATTAAACTTAAACTCTTCTTTATAATTCCATAATATTCCCACCATATCAACCCATGAAATAAAACAATAAAATTAGCTAAAGAAACATCTTTACTACTTTTTTCTTTTAGTAATCGTAATATTTGAAAAATCCCGGCAAAATTTGAACTGATACCAACTATCACCATCCATATTTCTATCAATTCAAATTTCATTTTTCACATTCCATCCGTAAAAATATGTTTTCGTTTCCCGGAAAGTGTTCAATAAAATTTTCAGCTTTATTTCTCCAAATATTTTTAAACCCCGCACTTTTCAGTGAGTCTCTTAATTGCTTTTCCGTATATAAAAATAAATGATAACAATAAGGTTTCCATGGTTCTGAGAAAAAATGCCCATATAACTTATAAATTTGATTTGTAATATAATCATGATTTAATAATTCACTATTATACTTTTCATACAATTCAATAAAATATTTACAGCTATAATAGAAATCGGGGGTTTCAACAATTAATTTTCCACCCGGTTTTAAAATTCTAAACCATTCCTTTAATACATGAATTCCTTGATTATAATTAAAATGTTCAAGTAGATGGGAATTATAAATTTCATCAATTTCATTATTTTTATACATGGACAAATTTCCAGCATCTACTTGCAATACACCTAAATGTTCATATTCGGGATTCACATCACAATTGATATATCCTTCTTTTATTCTTTGCCCGCAACCCAAATTTAACTTTTTTAATTTTATAATATTATTTTTTGTTTTCATCGCTCATAATATCCAGATAAATCCTTTTATATCTATTATTTTCTCTTTCCTTTATTTCATCCAAAAAATCATTCATCTGTTCATAAAAATAATCCTTTTCTTGTTTATGAACAGACCTTACAAAATAATCCATTTTTGTATTTTTAAATACAAAAACGTATTCATCCTCTCTCCATGGGTTTTCCTTAACAAATATAGCTTTACATGCTTCATGAAAATCATAATAAAATAATATCTTGTTATACTTCATATTATCAAAATCTACCATTTTAAACTCCTTCTAATACATATACTCATATTCACATCTAACTATTATTGAACAGAGTATATGAAGTATCTTTTACTTTTTCAAATTTCCTTTTTAAGTCATTAAAAGCTTTTTCTTTCTGTTTCTCCCATTCATTCTCTTTAAACTCTTTAAATTCTTTCCAGGTTTTAAATATTCCAGTTTCAACGGTAAAAATTACACCCCGCTCATCAACAAAAACTTCTTTTTTTGTAACCGGGTTAATTCCAAAATAAATTATTTCTTTAAAATTATTCTCATAATTATCGTAATAATAAAATTGTTCTCTGTATTTTGGATTTTCTGTACTCATGTTTGTATCTTTAAATATTTAAATTCCACTTTATTTGCCCCACTAATCTATTCATTACTGTTTTCTTATTCCAGAATTTATTAATATCCAATATAACAAAATTAAAATCCGGATTTTTAAACTTTTTTATGTCCAATTCTTTCATTAACCACATATACATACAATGTACATCCTCTTGATATATTATATCTTTTTCATTGTAATCTTTATTTTTCTTCTTTTTCAATCTATTTTCTATGACTTTCAAATCATTATTTAAATAAATTATTAAATCCGGTTTTGGAATACCGTTAACAATGTATTCCATTTCAAGATAATGATGAAGTAATTTTGTTAAATATTCATTATTTACACAATTTTTTATGTAATTTGCAAACAGATAGGCTATACTAAAAAACGATCTATCCATTAGTATAATATATCCAGAATACAAATATTGTTCAATTTCATCTTTATGATACCATCTATCCATTGCATAATATAATTGTAATTCATGAGTTGGAATTCTATGCCCACTATTTAAATTTTCCTTTATATATTTGCCATAAAAACTATCATAATCGGGGAAACTGAATACTTTTACTTTAAATCCTTTTTTTTCATAATACTCTTGCAACAATTTAATTTGTGTCGATTTCCCGGAACAGTCAATACCTTCCAGAACAATTATTTTTCCTTTTTTTGAATATTTTTCACCACATTGTGTACATATAAAATATTTCTCAATAGGACACCATGTCATATAACCATGTGAGAGACTAAAATAACAAACATTTTTTGCATGTAATTTGCTCATATTTTTATCCTTTACTATATAATATCATATGATTATTCATAACTTAACATTTTTAAAAAAAACATCTGAAATTTATGATTCCATTGCAATCATTGGAAAAGGAAAAAACGCGGATAAATATACCCTCGATAAAGATAAAATATTCATTTTAACTATCAATGGCAGTTTTCTAAATTATAAAAATTATTCCCACTGCACCTGTATAGTAGAAGGGCATTTAAATAGAAATCTACCTCTCACCATGGATGATATTGAAAATGGGATTATCATAAAAAGAAAAGATATTAAAGAAAACAATCTGGTTACTGGATGTACACCATCTATTGTAATCAGTTATATAATTCGATATACGAATTTTAAAAATATTTTTCTGCAAGGTTTTTCAATGGATGGGGCTATCGTTTTAAATGATCCCACGATTACGAAAAAAATACAGGAAATATATAAAAATTCTATTGAATTATATATTGAAAATAATAATATCGATGAATCATATAAATATTTTCAATATCATACTCATGAATTTGTAGGACAGATAAATCATTATCCATATGAATGGGATAGACAGGTGGCGGCATTTGAAGAATGCTTTAAATTGAGTGAAAAATATAAAAAAAATTTATGTTTCATTACACCATGTACCAGGAATAATAAATTTTTTAAATTTCAGGAAATCGATAAAGAGTATTTGAAATAAAAGCGCCCTTTTACCGGCCTGTCCGGTGCAGCCGCTTCACACCGAACAAATCAGCATTGGACAAATTCGTACCGGATAAATTCGCACCGGATAAATCGGCGCCAGTTAAATCCGAATTGGACAAATCCGTATCGGATAAATCCGCGCCGGATAAATTCACACCGGATAAATCCGAATTGGACAAATCCGTATCGAATAAATCCGCACCGGATAAATTCGCACGGGATAAATTCACACCGGATAAAATAAAACGAAAATAATTAGCGCCAAAAAATTTTACACCGGCAAATTCCATTTTTTCACTATGTTTCATTTTCAATGTTTTCATTTAACACCTCCATCTATTTACGCTATCAGCCTCATACTTATTTTCGTCTCTAAGAGCGATCCATTGCCAAAAAGCGCATATCTCAAATTAAATTTTTACAGTTTCGATGCTAATTTCATTTAGCCACAATCGGGCTTCATCCAATTTTGTTAAAACTACTGCCTTTTCCCATGAATTTTCAAAATACTCATCGATAGACTTTCTCAAATCAATAATTTTTTTATCTAATTCAAACTGTGTCATGTTAACCTCCATATACTATTATAATATAAAAAAATACTTTTGTCAACTATTTTCTTGAAAATTTTTAAAAAATATATAACAATATGGAAAAATTATTCAATCCAACCAACAAAAACAAATATATAGGGGATACCAATAACATAATTTACAGATCAAACCTCGAATTAAATTTTTTTCATTATTTCGATAAAAAACAAGAAATCCTTGAATGGGGAAGTGAGGAATTAAATATCAAATATTTCTATTCGGTTGATAATCAATTTCATCGATATTACCCGGATATTATTCTCAAATATAAAAATAAAAAAAATGAAATTAAAAAAGCGATTATTGAAATAAAATGTTTCAAAGAAGTCGTGGACACAGTTTATTATTTGTTAAATAAGAAATCATTCAATAAAAAAAACTCAATTGATTTGATAAAAAAGATATTGAAAATCAATGAAAATGAAATAGCTCCCCTATTGAAAAAATATAAAAAACCAAAACGGATTACGAAAAAACATATGGAATATTTAAATGGGGTAATGAAAAATATAGATAAATGGATATATGCTCTTGAATTTTGTGAAAAAAACAAATTGGAATTTTATATATTTACCGAAATAGATTTAAAAAGATGAAACTAAGTTCTATTAATATTCACACCACACCCGGTTTCGTGTGAGTAATACAAAAATATTCCTGTCAACTTTTTTCTTTATTTTTTAAAATTTTTTCAGAATTAAAAATTAATTTTATTTTTTAGTTAACAAAAATATTATTTTATATTATAATATAGATGTAAGACAAAATAAAAATTATGAAGGTAAGTAAAATGTTCGGTGAACATGGAGTTGAATTTAAATGGTTTGGATGCGGTGTCGATGGAATTCATTTCAATGTCTTTTATAAAGATGGAGAATTAATTCCCTATGGTTATTTTCCTATCTGGTTGTCAGCAAATAAAGCAAAAATCATTTTAAATGTAAATGAAGTTACACCAGATATTGGAAAAAAATTAAAACAAGAAATAATGATCATCGTAAAAGAGAAAGTTGAAAAATTTGAAAAAGAATTAAAAGAGGAACTTGAAAAACATCCTCTTATCGAAAAAATTCAAGAAAAGGAGAAATAACCATGACGGCTATAACAAAAAAAATGACAGAATTAAACAGATTAAATCAAAAATTGGTATGGAATGAAACAAAGGAAAAAGACTTATTTTTTCCTGTATCCGAAGAAGAAAATTTCGTCCAGGGAACTCCAACTGGAAAAAAAACCCTTTACAGAATGGATAGGGATCGTATAGAGATCATATCTACTGTTGGTTTGGGATACAGTGTAATCCCAAATTTGAAAATTCATAATGCGGTTCAATCATTCACAAATAGACTAAAACTAAACCGTAAGCTTAGTTCCATTCAAAAAAACAAAAAGACAAAACTCGTATATGATATCAAATCCAAAAATGGAAATAACATCGACATCGATAAAAATAATGATGGCGGGCATCATATTAAACTATTTGTTAATAATAGTTATGATGGGACCACAAAAATCTCATTTGAATTGGGAATATTCAGACTGGTATGTTCTAATGGAATGGTTGTTCCTATCGGGGAAACATATAAAATGACAAAAAAACACATCGGTATTTCTCAGGAACCGGGAAAATTTGAAAAAAATGTTCATAACTTTTTAATGAAGACATTAAAAAAAGAAAACTTTCAAAAAATCTTACAAAAAATAGATTCCATGCAAAAAACAAAACCGACTATTAATTTTTCTCTATTGAAATCTCTTCCCATCAATCAAGTTTTACCTATATTGGAAGGTATAAAAAAATACGCAACAGTAGCAATAACTATCACTCATTACAACAAAGAATATGATCTGAGCAAAAAAATGGATAATGAAAAAATCAAAAATCTCATTTTAGAAAAAAAGGAATCAGAAAGAGCAAAAAAGAGAATTAAAACGGAAGAAAAAAAGTTAAAAAGACTGGAATATAATGAAAAAATTGTTTCTCTATGGAGTCTGTTACAATTTGTTATAAAAATTGTCTGTTTTAAAGTCAATCAAAACAGACGTTTTGATGTTATAAAAAAGATAACTTCAATGATGTAAATAGATTCACACCCAAAGGGGGTTTAAACCCCCTTTGGGTATATTAAATTTATTCAAGATAACTTTCTATATTTATATCACCCTCATCTTTATCTTCACTCAACATATCAATTACATCATTTTCATCGATATCTTTTGTTTTACTGGGAATATCAATATCTTCATCATCAAATTCAATCCCACTATCTTTTAATTCTTTTTTTAAATTCTCATCATCAACACCAAATTGTTCAATTTCATTAATTTCCTTTTCAATAGTATCCATAGATACATTATCCGCTTTTAAATCTTTATCGATAGCCAGCCTCATACTCATACTCATTCCATTTTTAAAGAGCGTTTCCAATTCATCATACTCTTTAACTTTATACTCACCCCATTCAAGAATTTCTTTCAAATTAAAACATCTCTCATATATTTTTCGATATAAACTTTCAGTCAAAGGTTTAATCTCTTCAAAAAAACTACTCCCGGAAAAATCAGGAACCATTCTATTTCTCCCATCAATAGCTTTACTTGTAAGAAACCATTTTAATTTAAAAAAAGCGGATTTAAAAGGGTCAAACGGATCAAAATATAATTCACCCAATTTTTCATTCTTTGTTCCAAGTAACTTATCGTTCTGGGGGATTCTCTGAAATATCAAATCGACCAACATTTTGGACAATTTGAATAATTTCACTTTTTTTTCAGTTTCCGGATCACTGGCATTTTTCACAATAAAAATATTTGTAAAATACAATTTTTTCTTTCGCATTAAATTATATTTTTTCATATCTTCATCGCTTCCATCCCAAAACGGTTGAATATATTTACAAATCGGACATGGTTTCCCGATAGTACCGGGGCATGTCTCCACGAAAAAATTACCATCCGGCAATCTAAAAAAATGTTGAAAAATAGTCAATACATGAATAGGTTTTTCATTTTTCTTTAAAGTTGATGGATCTATTTTTGTAGGTAAAAATCTAATAATGGCAGTGGATGGATTACCATCATCATCAAATTTTAAATTAAAAAATTCATCATCATGATCACTCTTAAATCCTTTTTTTGTTAATTTTTCTTTAGTTTCTTTTGTGGAATCTTTAAAAATTTTTGACTCTTTTATAAATTTCACAATATCAAACTTTTCATCAAACTTTTCATCAGTCCTTACATTCATACTTTACTCCTTTAATTATATTTTTTAAATAGATATATTTATCCAGCTTCAATTTATCTCTATCATCTTTAAATTTCAATTTTTCTTGAAATTTCTCATATAAATTCACAATTGTAAAAAAGAATATTTTTTTCTTTTCATATAAATCATACAACATATTATAATTTATTTTTATTTTTTTATCTTTTATTATTTTTTTTATTAAACTGACATCTTTTTTGTAATGATATTGAGAATTATCATGGTATAACATATAAGCATTGATAAAAGTATTATCGACCTCAGACCTGTATATATTAAATTTTTCATTAAAAAAGAAATTGATAAACAAATATCTTTGAAACGTTTTGAATTTCATTGTTCTGGACATTATTTTCAATCGTTCATACTGGTATTTCTTTACATTTTTTAAATTTACCAGTTTTTTTCTGTACCAGAAATTATCCTGCCGAAAATGATTTTTAATATGAAGATATTCCAGGAAATACTTTTCAACTTCTTTATTCATGATCATTTTCAACTTCTACATTCTACTTAAAATAATTTTTAAATCTGAAATAAACATATCATTTGTTATTTTTTTATAATTCAATGTCCCATATTGAGAATTCCCAAAAAACTCAACGTCATCTCTATTTTTAAACAGCTTTTTTAAAATGTCGTACATAATATGATTCAATTTGTGTTTAACAATTAATTTCATTTTGTCCATTAAATATATAAAATAAATATCATATTTTTTATAGGCCACTTGTACGTCATTTATTAAATCATACTCTTCTTTATTCAATAACACCAATACTGCATTTTTTTTATCCAAACCATCAAGTTCTTTTATATTCAATTTTTTCAATCTCTTCCATTTATCCTTTATTTTATCATTGACATAAATTTTTTCATTTTTTTCAAATCCCGTGAAACCATTTTTAAATCTTTCGACGGTTGAATCGAAATTATATTTCCAGAAAATTTCATTTAAAAAATATGCACTATTAAAATTTTTTGAATTAATTTCCCATTTATCGTAAACATGACCAAGAATAGCCAGTTTTTTTAATTTTTCTCTGTTATCTTTTATAAACTTTTCAAATATCATATAGGTCAATAAACACGACGAATATTTTTGATTTAAAATATTTTTATTGTCTTTTAATTGCAGCTCTTTACTCCCTAAATGATGGTCGATATATATCAATTTATTATCCAATTTGTATAAATAATCATACTGCTGTTGATTCAATACAAAATTACTACATATTAATTTTTCTCCCGGTTCAAGATAAATTTCATGGATATTCTTATCCAATTTTTCATATCCGCATGTTAAATATCTAATGTTTTTAAAACTATTTCTCAAAATAATATGAGATATTACACCGGACAAAGAATAATAAGTTAAATTTAATATCTTCATCATCTTACATCCTCCTCATTACTAATTGTATCATTTTTTCGTCTTTTTTTTCGTCTTTTTCGTCTTTTCTTATACTTCTTTTTTTTACCGTTGCCATTCTTTTTTTCCATGTAAACGATATTTGCAATCAATACCAGGATGACGGCTAACGGGTCAAATGTAATCACTATAATAATTATCAGTATATTTACAATGATTTCAATATTAACATCCAACAGCTTTGATAAAAACTTCAACGGTCCGATATCTACAACTTTTGTTCGTTCATCATTTTTTTCTATACTGTTATTCCATTTATTTTTTTCATTGTTCAACTTTTCTATTTTTTTCGTGATACTTTCAATATTTCGATTTAATTCCTGTATTTCAGCCAATGTCATTGTGATTTCGTTCCTGGTATTTTTTATAGTTGTATAATTTTTTTCCTTTAACGCGGTATTTAATCGATTTTCCTGATTTTTGTTAATACCGTTTAATAATAAATATCTCTCTTTAATAATATTCAATCTTTCCGTTTCGGATTTTAAAGTGTTGTCAATATTTTTAATTTTATCAAATAGAATATTTTCCGTCCTGGTAATTCTTTCAACTTTATCTGATACATTTTGAAATGCATAAGTCAGATATGAATATATTCCAAGGGAAGTGATCAACATCAATATGATTATCGAGGTAAATAAAAATCCTTTTATCCATCCTGTTAATAATTTCCTGAAACGATAATATGCCGATACCGTTATTAATTTACAGGCTTCCAATGTCGATGCCATTATAATAACAGCAGTCCTGGCTTTACTGAATAAATGAGACAAACCATAAATACTAAAAAATGCAGCAGTACCGGATAATACTAATGCCCCCGCTACCATGATATAAAAAAAATACTCATGACTGAATATTTTCTTTTTTATTTTTGTTTTTAATTTCATTTTTTATCATTTTCCCAATTGAATAGCGCATATATATAAAGCTTAATAGACATAATAGACACAAATATTAATGCCATTTGAAAAGGAGTAACAGGCTTTATTATCAATATTATTTCAACTAAAATACTATTCCAAACTTCTGTTGTTATAATCAACGCTAATGTACCAACTATAGCCACAATAATTATTTGTTTAATCATTTAAAACCCTTAAATACCCATCGGTAATCCAGCACAAATAACATTGCTCATATTCTTTAGTGACTACCTTATAATAATTCATTTCACTTCTCCTATCTCCACATCCTTTGTAATTTTATATTTATAATCTTTTAACCATTCATTTATCTCATTTATACCATCTTCAATCTCTTCAACAGCTTTAAATAAAAATTTAATATTTACATCTCCATAAATTTTTTCATCTTTAAAATAAAAAATTTTTTTAGATAAAAGTTTTAATATTTCTTCCAATCTATCAATCGTCATTTTAAATCTCCATAATATATTATAATACAAAAAAATATTTTTGTCAACTATTTATGAATTTTTTTTAAAAATTAAAATTTAACGATCTTTTTTGAATGCTATTTTTACCGGAAATCTCAAACTTTTTTTATTATCGGTCAAATTTTGATATTTTACCGTTATAACTTTTCCGTTATAGACGTTTTTGTTTTTAAATATCTCATCTCTTTCTTCATCGGAAAAACCACTACCAACCTCTGTCATTATTCGCTCACCTTCAACATAACCGGTACACAATAAAGCGCCCATTTTATCTTTATTTTTTTTCTCACCCTCAATGACTTCTACAATTTCCAGGTCCGCTTCTTTCATAAATTTGTTTTTTAATAAATAATCATCCCTACCCGCTGAAATATATTTTTCTGGATGTCTCAGCATACTCCCTTCATATCCAAACTTAATATATTCAGTTGTGATTTTATTGATAACATCGGCATTATTTTTTATTTTGATCACGGGAACAAATACAATATTTGCCAATTCGGTTCTTTTATCTATATCCCGCATAAATTTATACATCATTTCCGTATTTTTAAAATTACCAACATCAACATCTATAGCAAAAACATAATATCTTATCTTATCTTTCAAAGCATTATTCTTTTGATTCATTACAATTGATTGAATTTTTTGGAATGGAATATTTTTTGAATATAATTCCCCATCAAATAGATTTATATCATATTTTTTTCGTAAATAATTCAATTCTTCTTCTATATGTTCAAAACCATAAATATATTTACCATTCCTCGATAATAATGTACTATTCTGCATAATCCCACGTAAACCATCTAATTTTGGAGTCGCGAACCACGAATCTACATTATAATTTTTTCCCATATCATATTTATTTGCCAATTGTACTTGAAAATCCGTAATAAAATTATCACCATATATTTTTCTTAAAGTTTTTTCACCAATTCCAATACCCAGGTCTTTATTTAAAATTCTAAGAACCAGATTAAACGTTTCTGATGAAACATTATTGCACAATCTCATTAATTCATTGATAGCCGAATTCCCCGTATAAATCCTATTGGATAACGCTTCAAATATATTAAATAACTCTATATGGATATCTTCAATTTCCAGGTTTTTCTCGTTAAAATTTATTAAATGGTCTGGAATCTTTTGTATATAAAATACTTTTAATGGTTCATAAGCATAATAGAAAATTCTTTTCAATAAAACAGAATTATTATTATAAATTATTTTTTCTTTTTCTTTCCGCGACCTGGTTTGTTTAACCCGATATAAAATATCTAAAATCTTCATATATTAATTATCTCTCCGGGAAAATTCTTTCGTATCATTCTCAAAAATTCCTTTTAAATACTTTCCAATTTCTGTTAAATCATCACCTGATAAAAAACTTCTTAAATCAATAATATATTTTGCAAATTCATCATAAGTAATAAAACCATATGTATAACGAGCCATCTGAAAGCCTAAGTTGATTATTTTTGCAATATGTTCTGCTGTTAATTCAACTTCCATTTTTTTCCTAAATAAAAAAATATAATCACCCCACCAACCAGTTAAAGGTAAAACTGGAAATAATATCCCCATCTAATCGTTTTTCCGTTTTCTACTTTTCTGCCTAATCTAAAAAATAACCATTGAAAAATAAAGAAATTTAAAAAACTAAGCCAGCTAACTTTTATTCCAAATATTCTAATATTCATTTTCTTTACTCCATTTTTCTGAAAAATGTTTATAATATTTTTCTTTTACTTCTTCAATTTTAAATTCAGTATTTATTTTATTTTTCCACCCCTCAATGATCATATCTCTTATATTTGTATAACTAACAATACTAACAAATTCATCAGGACACAAAATTAAATTCTTTTTATCAAAATTAAAACCATTATTATTTATATTAATATGTCGTCTACGTTTATGCATTTTTCCTTTAATAAATATATCTATCAACATATAACTATTCCCAATAGAAATAATTTCAACTATTATATTCTGTCTTTTAACAGGAGATTCCATTTTATATAAATTTCCGATATTAATATTTTTTTTCATTTCTATCCTTCTTAACTTTACGATACAATTATTGTATATCCCTTATTTTAAATTTTTCATTTAACATATTATTATAAAAAGGGACTAAACCGCCAATATGTTTATACCCATCCATAAAATAAAAATTCATATGACCATATTCATTAAATTTAAATTCAACACCATTTAATATTATAAAATTACAAGACCTACTACCAAATAAAGGAATTTCCCATTCACAATCATCAATTATATTAAACCAATAATTAAAATTAAATGGATAATCATAAAAATGAGTAATCATCCCACCATTATCAAGAAATCCATTCAACCAAATAGCATAATCATCAATTGATGTTTTTTGTAAACAATTTTCAATTTTTTTAAATTGAATTTCTATTACCTTATTTATTTCTTCTTTACTCATATATTTTAAATTCATCCTTTCACAAGATTTCAAATATCTTTCAAATAATACTTTTTCATCTTCTTTCTCGATGGTTTTTTTCTGATTTAAAATTAACTCTTTTTTACTAAATAGTATATTTTTCATTTTTCTATTTCCTTATACCTGAATAATTTTTCTATTCTCGGATACTGAGAATTTTTATCAAGAATGGTCTTATGTTGTATTTCTTTTACACAAACAAAGTCATGTGGTGCTGAATATTCACTTATGAATACCGTGTGACCATTTTTTGATTGAGTTCTGCACCACTCCCAAAAAACGGCATGGTTAAAATCATCCTTGTATTTACAAGTATTAGCATATGGTGGGTCGCAGTAAATTAGGCTGTGATCAGGTAATCCCATCTCCAAGTAACTGCCCGACATAAACACTACACCATCAAGATTTTTTGCCTGTTTAATAAGACAACGGCTACCTCTTTCGGCATAATTGTCCCCTTTGTTATTGAATGCGTAACCACCCCACCACTTCCCGCCAAAGGAGCAAAGAAAGCCAACGAACCCCACAAGCTCTTTTGGATAGGCTTGTTGTTGGGCTTTAATTTCATAATACAATTCTCTACTAATGTCCATTGGTGGTATGTATCCGTCTCTTAGTGATGTCAATAGAGCAATAAGATGTTCATGGCTATCATTACCAATCCTATTACCAGTAACCTTATCAATCATATTTGCACCACCAACGAAAGGTTCAACCCACCATTGTCCAGACCTCCTTTCAGCAAGCATAATGGGCAAAATATGTTTGGATATTTTGTTTTTACTTCCCATGTATTGCATCTTTCATATCCTTAATTATTTTCTCGTTTGCATCCACATTCTTCTGCATATCCTCAACGGATATTTCTTTTTCTAATGGCTCAAAGAAGTAAACTTTCTCTCCGTCTACTTCGTAATACTCTTTTGTAATGTTTGTTATTTTCATATCATTACTCCTTAATTGTATATTATTTAATAATAAAATGCAAGTGTTTTTAACCGATTTCTGTGGATATTGTTGAATTTTTGTAAGCAGTTGCTACCTCATTTATTTCTTCTTTACTCATATATTTTAAATTCATCCTTTCACAAGATTTCAAATATCTTTCAAATAATA